GTCCTAAATACCAACCGCCTATATTTCCTCTAATATAGACTCGACACTACAAGTAGCGCCTTGAGAATAGCTTTCACTAATTCCCACTTTGCTCATCCTCGGTCACAGTTGGAGATCGTGGTCCAGACAATTGGTTCCTAGCTATTAGATCCAAAATACTTTCGGCTATCTCGCGTGGTATTGTACTCGCAACTCCACAATACGTGATTCCGACCGCATTTGTTCCAATAGCAGACTCAAACTGTCTCCACTCAACTCTATTCCCTTGAATAGACCTAGATAGGCATGCACCGTATAGATCGGAATGCACATCACGCAAATGATGCTTATGTGCTTGTCGATCCACCGAATACATACAACAATAAGGACAACGTATAGGCATAATATTAGATCTAAGAATATCATAACATACAATTATTTTTAAGAAAACGAGCAGCTTGACTAAAGCTGCCTGAGTCCAAATCAAATTTGATTCAAACAATTATCTGTCATCAAAGTCTCTTGATTAATACTTTCTAGAGGGTAGTATTCTGTAATAGTTCCGTTATTGATGAGACGGCAGATCCAATTGCCATGGTATATGGATTTGGAATTGCGGATGCTGCTTTGGCAGCACCTCCAGCCACTCTCAACGCTGTGTTCCACCAAGCTTGTGTATCCGATAAAGGTCTAGCTATGGGGGAAGCGTTCATCACTGAATCAGCTACTGCTATAGATTGCGGTGATGCTTTTGGGGGCGTCTTCAAAAATTTCGAAACTACGGAAGAACCGGGCACCTGATACTCGACACATGTCATAACCTCGACACGAAATCCCAACCCTATCGTTCCATCTGTTGCGCCCGATATTTTTACATATTGGGCCTCAAACGAATCATCAGCGAATGCAACACCACCAAACGAATTGCTCAACGAAGCATTGTTTGTACCTATGAAGGTCGTTATGTTGCTGGTAGCTGTCAAAGATTTTTGAATCTTGCTAGCTGCCATCACTGCGAAACAATTTGAATAGATGTCGGACCATGAGTTTACTGGATTTTGTCTCTTCAGTAAACCCACAACTCCTGATTCGGGTCTTGTGATGTACGTGTCTGGCGTTATGCCTGTGTCTGTCAAAGATGCTGTTATGGGTAAAATCGGGAAGGCATTGTCGTTGGCGACAGTATTATACGTCACTCCGTCAGATCCATTCAATGCTGACACAATATAATTCTGTCCCATCAGTGGTGTCCCTAACTCAATAGGGGCTGTTTGGACAGTTATTGTGCCGGCAGCTTTGGATGCTTGACCAGTGTAATATATCTTGTAACCTTGTGTGACAATCCTAGCTTTCAAGGCTCCATAAGGGATTATGAAACCAAGGCCAGGCATCTGGGCCCAACCTGTGTACTCGGCGTAAACTCCGGGTACCCAGGCTGTGTCCAGTATGGCTCCTGTTGTCGCTTGAGTAATTGCATTTCCATTTACTGTCATGCCAGCTGTAGTAACTCCTGGCTTGAAGAGTACTGGACTGGGCATGAATGGAGCTATCAATAATCTAGCTTCACCAGAATTTGTAGTGGTGAAATCATAATATAACTTGTGATCTACCATTACTCGTTTTCCCGACCCATCGGGTATCATACCACCTCCTGTTGCATTGAACGGATCCGTTCTGCACTTGATGTATGCCATGTCGTAATTCATCATTGCTTTTGCACTAGGGGTCTTATAAAGGGGACGTTGTTGTAGTTGTCGCAACTTTGTTTGCACCTGATTAGTTGTGGGTGCATTCATCATTGCGGGCTTTCTGCTCTTTGTTGTTTTGCGCTGTTTGCGCTTTTGTGTACGTTTTGTAACCATTTTATTTATGTCTGGACTGGCGAAGTCCAACTCAACAAAGGATAAGCAAGGTTCTAGTTTTTGTGTTGTTGTTGTGGTCTGTTCCAGTCACTCTTGGTTGTTTTTGGGTGACTGAACTTGCATTTCGGCCCAAATGGGCAAGGTTCTTTTCTCATTATGAAATTGCAAGTCTTTAACACTTCATGTCTTTTCTTTTCTTCAAATGTGGCCTCTCGAGGAGGTGGTTCATTAAACATATTCTTTATGGGTGGTCTGATATGTCTAGTTTTATGTATAACACTGTCTATGCTTTTTATCTCCACAGTCGCGTTTTCAATCACAGCTGCTTGGTGGTCTTTCATTTTGCCATTAATAATTTCGCCCTGCTTGACAATCGTTATTTCACATTTGATTTCTATTGGTAATTTCTTGTGTAGGTCTGTCATTTCTTCCACGAATTCTATCGCGTTGATTGCTCCTTTATAATCATCAAGTTCTGACACGCTTATGCCTAAGTTTTCAGCTATCACTTTGTTGGCTAAATCCAATGAGACCAATGGTGAAAAGGGACTCTTGAATTTTGACCAATAAGAAACATCTTTATTGCTACTTAAGGCATAGTCTTGCATATCTTGTTGACTAACGTTGGGGTACAATCTCTTGACTAATTCGATCCATTCTTTTATGATGGGTGTGTTGTAATCAGTAGCTACGAATCCTTGCATCTTACGGTTAATTGCTACTTCCACTGGCACGAAATGTGGCGATACGACAGCGTGTAACTTGGACAATTGCCTTTTGACATCACATATGGACTCTGGGGTGGTCCATACATCCAAATAAATGCGACCCAAGAATGGTAAGGGCTCATGTTGTTGAACCATTTCACTCTTTAGTAACATTCCAAACATGGCAAATGTTTTCTCAAGTTCTGCTCCCGTCACTCCACGCGTCACACCATCGTCTCCTCCATACATTCCCAAATTCTTGTAAGCTTCATCTTTAGAACATTTGAATCTAATACATACGTAGTTAATGAATGCATTTATGACACTATTTCGGACTGAGGTTAAACTCGAGCCCGATAAAGTGTTATAATCAGTGGTATATACACTCCGTTAGTGGTCATTCCGCCTATGTGAGCTTCTTTCTTCAACAGCCGTTGAATTTCATTGTGGTATTCCACTGAAAAAGCCCTCATAAACATCGCAACCATCAAACAATGCATAATGTACCCTGTAGATCCGTCACATTTGCTAATATCAGTTGGTAACAATTCTTCACTTTCCGCTGCTAGTTCCATCAATCTTTGTTCTATCATTTTAGGATGCTTTCCAAAAGCATACCAATCCGCTGGTTTCAACATCTTCTCACATAGCACATGCGTGAATTGGCCCAACCTAAAGTTGTGCCCCATCGGCAATGTGCTAATGTTCCTAGGTGCTGTCACCTTCCCATAGAATTCTGATTTCTGGAAACTCCTAACAGAAGTATTATTGTCTACAAACATCATGTGTTTTACCTGATCAATTAATGATCTCTGTGTTGGTCGGTGGAATTTGTCTTCTTGCTGGGTATGCTCTAAAGGGCACAAAGACCCTACCATAGATTCTGGTATCAAATGCTTCAAAAATTCATCTAAGCAAAGCCAAAAGAATGGTGGATAAGTATCTACCTTATTCGCCACATTCTTTACGCGGTGCTCCAAGCATGCATGGTCATTATTGTAAGACTTCACAGGTGCTGTTGCTCCCAACATTAATGGGGGAAAAGCTACTCGGTGACGTTCCTTACCTTGCTCATGTACCAAGGGGTACAATGAC